TCCTCTGAAGACACCTACATCTGTAGCATTTGTAAAAAATAGTGCTGGTGCTTGAACTGTGCCATCACTCATACTGAATGCGCCAGCACCAACACTCGTCTGAACCGTAAACAAATCAGAAGCAATTGTGTTGATTATTTGTCTCTGATTTTCCAGAGTATCTGTCTTAGCTACGGTTCTAAGTATTGCCATTTCTTACGATTTCTCTTAGAAGATTTTTAATATCTGATAATTCATTTTTTAAATCTTCAACATCACGTTGAAGATTTTTGATAGATGCACCACCGCTACGCAGTTTTTTTACATCTTCAAACACACCTTTATCGGTATTTATAATGGCATTAGTAGTATTATCTCTTACGAGATAATCATGATTCATCACCTTAGTATAATCCATCAGATTGACGCAACAATTCTTACGTCTTGAATTTTGGGAACAAATACTGGGTGAGAACTCTTCATAATAATTTTAATAGCATATGATGAATATTCTGCCAAATTACTTACACTGAATTTATATTCTTTGTATGATGATTGACTTTCCAAATATCCAGAGACAACATTATCACTGGATGGAATAACAACAATGTCTGGAGTTCCATCGCCATTAAAATAATTCCAATCCAAATCATCAAAATTATATTGTGAACTTGCTAACTTATACTTATACAATACTTGAATATCATCTTTCTCAAATATATTTGCGGTAATTCTTACATCAATACAGCTAGATGGATTTTCTAAAGAAATTTCCTTAGTTACATACTTGGCAAGCGAAGAACTATTCTTAGAAGAACTTTCATCAACATAAAGAATTCCAGGAGAATATGTGATAGATTTAATTTCTGCGAATGCTCTTTCAGCAGAAGCTAAGTTATCGTATGATAATAAATCACCAACTCGGAATACATCTGGTTGTTGAGCACTAGTGTTGCCAACAAAAGATATTCTGCCATAAGGAGATGCAGTTGCTAATGCATTGAAATTATTGTTGATTGGATTTTTATTGTTTGAGAGACGCAATTCTTTTTTCCTGTCATCCCACAGAACAACATTACCACTAATAACATTCGTATATGTCTTAGTTAAATCACTCTTATCAAACGCAGTAATTATAGAACCTTTTACAAAACTGAGTGGGAATTCTGTAATTCCGTTTGGTTGTGCTATTACGTTGGTTGGGAATGCTGATAGAGAAGGAATTTCATTGAATATTAATGTTTCGTTTGCTTGGAAAATAGTATCAGTAGTCATCTTAATCCAAAGAGTTGTTGTTGCCTTATCAACTCTTACGATAATTCCTTTTGCTTTGGAACTATATCCAGTGACAGTTTTGATGTTTGTGGTACTACCAACAATATCGCCTGCTGTAATAGATCCCAATCCAGTACCACCGTAAATAACTTTATAGATTGGATATAGTTTGATAACTTGATCTCTTCTTCCAAAACGAGATTCTGCTCCAGATGCTTTTTCTATTTGATTATTTACTAATTTAACAGTACTGGTTCTTAAATCTACAATAGGAGACAAATAAGATTTGGTTGAAGATAATTGTAATTTATATGATAACGATTCTCCTTCTATATCGGAATTTTTTAACTCATTAATTCTGGAAGCAACAACCTTTTGATTATTAAATATGTGTTCTTGATTTAAGAAAGTTTTTTCGTATGGTACTTCGGAGTAAGAAGAATAAACCGTTGAGATACTATCAACTGGTTTTATATTTGTAGTCTTAACAGATGATTCTACTGAAGTAGAAGGCAACGATAAGATACCAACCTGTGCGTATAATTTTTCAAATTTTCTATTATATGATGCCAAAACAGTAGACCCACCACCCAATTCATTGGATGATGCTCTTATACCAGCATTGATGTGGTAATATTCTAACCCTGAATGAATAACGGTAAATAACTTATCTTCAATTAACTCTTGTGCTAATCCACCAAAATTATTTAAATTTTTGAAAGACACAAATGATTTGCCAGCATCTTCAAATCCATTATTGTAATGATTTACTTTTATAATTTTATTATTGTTTTTAAATAAATCTGATGTGGCAGTGCCATCCGAAGTAGCATCAGTTTGGAATGGATTTACTTCAATTGGTTCATATCCAAGTGGTTCGTTTTTCAGATCTAAAATAGCAGTTCTGGAAATATCAAATTCTGCTCTGAGTAAAGTAAACTTGATATCTTCAAAAATATCTTCAGTCCAACTACCAGCATTTTGTGATTTGAATACTGATCCGATCAATGGTTGAGTGGTAACTGAAGCATTGGTTACAATTTCATTTTCTCCAAGTTTTGAAGACCATATCTCATAATCAGTTGAATCTGATTCTACTGCAAAAGCATATTCAGTATCATTCTGAAGATAAATTGGATAATCAAATTCAAACAATGTTGGAACAATAGATACTTGAGTATCAGCATCCACTGCTACACCCATTCTAACTGATGGAGTATCAATAGTAATGAATGATTTGATTGCTGCTCCAGCTGGAGAAGATCCACTACCATTAATAATTACTGAGGGAGCATTTGTATAACCAGAACCAGAAATGGTTACATCAGCATCGTATATGTTGCCTTCCGATACTGATACGTTAGCAGCTGCTGTAATGCCACCTAATAATTGAGGACTTTCAATGGTGAGTGTAGCATTTTCGTATCCAGATCCAACATTAGATACTTCTAATTTTGTTAACCTACCAGAATCTTTAGCAATAGTTACTTTTAAAGTATTTGAAATACTATTATTTTTAGCATTAAATAAATTTAAACTATTGAATTCCAATTGCTCATCTACTTTAAACGATTTGCCATTGTGGTTTGATAAAACAATAGTATAAATTTGATCGTTTGATAATGTAAATTCTCCAGTTACTGAAGGAATAAGTTCAATTTTATTTTTATCTAAAACTGTTTTTATTGGTCCAGATGCCTTGGTATCTTTACCAGTTGCTTTTTCTCCTTTATTAATATTTAAAGTGCCATTAGTAAATACTCTAATGTAGGTGTCGGGCAGTAATGATTTTTGTGTGCCAGGTAAAATATATTTTCCAGGTTTTGTGCTTTCAACATTAGAAAGATAAACTCTTACGGGAATAATAGAACTTTTTTTAGCAAAATATAAATTGATGCCAGTTAGGAAAATACCACCAGGACTGTTCTCAACTTTAAATGATTGTGCTAATGGATTTGGTTTAATACCACTACCATCAATTAATTGAATTCCTTCATCAGATTTTTCAATAGCTGGAACAGTAGAAGTAATAGATGCTGGATTTTGTGGGAACGTACCAGAAGCATAGTACACTATGCTAGCAAAAGTATCAACATCTGAATCAGTGCTACCCAGTGTATTTGAAGTAAATTTAATTGTTTTAGATCCAGTAATGAAATGTAGTGGATCTCCTTCTGAATCATAAGCAATGTTTTTAATATCTGCTGAGACGGAAGATCCAGATACTGGTGGATGACCAGATGGAATTAAAATTACTCCACTAGCATTTCCATTTTCATCTGTAGTAACACCACTATCAAAAGTGCTAATAGAATTACGAGCAATTCCAGTAAATCTAAAATCTTTAGAAACCCACCTGTTAATATTTTTACCGTCCATAAAAACGAATAATTTAGTATTGGGTTTCATTCTTGTGATAACAAATTTTATCAATCTAGTTTCGCAGAAGAATTTAATGTTTGAAATAATATTATTACTTCCTACAGTAATTGATGAGACATTTTGAGCTAACTCATTATTCTGCGGACTAATATTTGAAGAAGTTGCTACGTGAGCAACGACTGAGCTGGATGAAACAGTAAAATTAACATCATTCAGTGGCGAAGTATTAAAGAACGTTCTATTATTTCCAATCCAATTGATTACGTAGTTATTATAGATACTGGCAAGACCTTCTCTAGTATTTTCTTTAGCATAGAATACAGAGAATAACTTGCCGTCATTATTTAAAATTGCTGGGAATTGCTTTTGGTTAAACCAAGTATCAACTGGAGGATCTAATTGTACGTCTCCAACATATTGCACCACCACAAATGGATTAATATTAATTGTTTTTGTAGCAAAAGAATTACTAATATAAGGAATATTTGTGTATGGCAAAGTTACCACACCATTAGATAAAGAATATCCATTTAAAATTCTTTCTTCATTTCTGGTGTTAATTTCTTCTAATTTTAATGAAGTTTCAAACGACCTTGAACGCAATACGGATTGCTGAGTATCTACAGCACATTTGTAATCTACGGATGCTAAATTGCCGATACCATGTGATTCAAAATTATCTACAATAAAACCACTCTTAAATCTATCCAATCCAATTTCATCTTTAATTTGCATATTGAGTGCTTGCTGCTCCAACATACTAAGTAAAGTATATTTCTCTAATCTTTCAATGCGCTTATCTAACTTGCCAATATCACGCATCGTGTAACGCTTATTATCTACGGGAATAATATTTACATCATTTGCCGAAGATGTGAATGCTGGTAGATAGAAATAATAAATTGGAATAGCATTATCTAAATCTGTTGGTTTAGTTGGGTTTAATGAAGGATTTCCTTTTTTAATTATAAAATCTCCATTCTTGTTTAAGAACAATCCGTCAATTCTATCTAAGTATTGTTTTAAATCAAAAGATAAACTATATTCAATATTCTCATCGGAAGCAATAGTACCAGCAGTAATTCCACCAGCTTTATTAAAACTTGGGGGAGAAGAAAGAATTGAAGTATCTTGATATCCACCAACAATACATGTAGAATCAACTTTTGCTCTAAAATCAATTACATCTTTTAATGACAATTTACCATAAACTGCTGAATTGAAATTTGGTACTTCGTCTTCTGAAACACCAGCTTCATGCAAATAGGAATCAATTGTACTAAAATCTCCCTGTGAATGCTCAAAGTAATCAAATCCAATCAATACCTGACCAGTTGGTGATTCGTATCCTGGTTTTAATATAATACGCGAAACATCATAAAAAGTATCTCTTTGTCCATCGTCAAAAGTAAATCTATCAGTAACATCAGTACCAGATAATAAAGTTCCGCTCACATCTACTACTGGAGCAACTGATACGCTACCTTCATAAACATAACGCAATTTGTAAACGTCAGAGTATGAAAAAACTTCAGATACATTACTATCATAATCAACTCCACGAAGAGGAAGTATTCTATCTCCAGGTGAACTTACTACAATTCTTTTATTTGTATATGATGTTTTTAGACGAGGTTTTGCTTTACTTACTTCTATAGTAGCAGTTAATTTAATTTTAAAGTTGTCAAAATTATTAATAGTGCCGAAGAAATTAGTTGGAAGATTTACAGTTACACTACCAGCAGTTAAACCAGATGCCGTATCAGTAGAATTTGTAATAATTACTTGTTCTTTTGTGAGGTATAAAATATCTCCTTTATCAACAGATGCATTTGGATTGCTTGTCTTATCTGGATCTAAAATAGTAATTAAGAAATTTTTCTCGTTAAATCCAATAAATCTTTGAGTTCCGTAGGGGAGTTGAGCAGCAAAAGTAATATTTCCACCACTGCTTGAGATTTTAGTTATAAAATCTCTTCTTAAAAAATATGAAATTTTTGAATTCTCTGGAGAAGAAACAATTGAATTTAAATATTTTGCTCCAGTTGGAATAACTAATGACGATGAAGTTGAATTTTCTACTTTTGCTCTTAGGCGAATAATGTTAGTATTAACCACATCTCTTTTTAAAGCACCATCTAAGTAAATTCTTGCCTTTAATAATCCTTGCGGTTTAGTTACGTATTGAACAACAGTTCTTTCTACACTATTATCCGAGTAGACAAATTGTATAATATCACCTTGAATCAAATCAGGAGAAGGGTCTCCCGAGAATCCATTACATTCTACAAATTTATATCCTCTAATACCAGAAAAAGTAAAATCAGTTAAAGTTTTACTGCCGTAATAAGAAGTAGAAAATGATTCTACATCAGCAGTAAATATGTATTTGTCATTTGCTCCAAACTGAGAGAACATTGATTTGACATTTTGTGGACCGTATGTGGTAACAGTGTTCTTATAAAAAACTGGGAATATTGAAGCTCCAGTACCAACAGTAGCAGTAACAGAAGGAACAAAATTATAAGTATCTGATACCAAATCTCTATCAACAATGTCTAATTTATAAATTGAACTACCAATTAAATTAATTTTTATGGCAGCACTTTCATAACCAACACCATTAATTAGTATTTTACTCAGAATATCACTACCTGCGGCCGCGGTTGTAGTATAACCAGTTCCTTTCTTATAAACTACAAAATGAGAAATAGTATTTTCTCTAGCAATTCTTCTAGAGTTACCTGCTTCATCTACGATAGTTTCTCCCGATTTAAATTCTCCCGATAGAGTGCGTAAGAATAACGTATTCCCAGTGGAATAAAATCCACCCGCTATGCCTTCAATTACTCCATATGCACCACTTGATAATCCAACAACGTATTTTCCAATAAAGAATGAATTACTGTCTAGTGATTTATCTACTATAATTTTTGTAAAAAATATAGGATTAAAATATGATAGATTAAAAACAGAATTATATGGTCCTGGATCTAAAACTGAACTTAGGATTGCATTTGATCCATTACCACCACTAACTGAAACAGCAGGTGGAGTGATATACCCAGAACCACCGTTTGTAATCCTAATAGAAAGAATTGTTCCCCCACTAACTATTGCTGTAGCGGTTGCTGTAGTGCCACTAGGAGGGGCAGCAAAGGTCACTGTAGGTGCTGAGGTATACCCAGTACCCCCCGAGTTGATAATCACTCTCTGAACCGCAGCAACCCCAGAACCTCTACCTTTAGAAAGAATGATATCTGTATCTGCATTAAATCCAGATCCTTTTTCTACCAGTGTAAAATTCTTTGGTTTGCAAATACCTACGATGGGGGTGATTGTTTCGTTGTAATCTACTACTTGACCGTAAGGAGCTCCCTGCCCACTGGCATAATAATAACTGTCTGCTAATGATTTGGTAGCAAATACAAATCTTATTTTTGATAAATTATCTTCATCGTAATCTGTTAATAGATCTAGATATGATTTATTTCCAATTACAGTATACTCAACAAAGTTATCTGTAATTGTTCCAATTTCGGGTCTAGTTAAAGTATTATATGCAATAATCTGTACAGGTGATGATACTACTGTTGCCGCAGAATTTCCTTTCTGTATAATAAACCACAAATATGTTCCTAAAATAGAATCGGAAGGATACGTTGGGTTATCTCCACCCAATTTTAAATAAATTGTTCTAATTCCTTCATCTGTTGTATATTTTAATCCTCTGCGATTAAATTTAGTTGCAGTATTATTAAATCCAATTTTGCCATCATTGAAAACTGAGTTCAAGTAGATATCTGAATATCCATTTAAATCCTCTCCTTCTGCGTTGAGAGGAATACTATTATAAGTGTTTGAAATATTAAATCCAGATAGTTGAGATACTTTAATTTTATTATTTTCTTTTAATAAAATATCTCTTGCTTTCTCTACTTCTTGATATGTAATATCTTTTTTTAAAATTTCATATCCTTTTACATATGCTTTGCCTGGTCCAATTCCAGCAATCATCAACTTACTGGCATCGTCAACTGATTTGCCACCCACCAAATTTGTTTCTGGATCTAAAGCATTTGTTCCTATATTATCTCCTTTAAGATAAAATTCTCGTAAATCTACAGAAAAATCATTAACTACATAATCACCAGATTCGTCATATGTTCTTCTAGCTAAAGTTTCTTCAATTAAGTTATACGATTCTGATTTAACTAATTTTTGTATCTGACCATTTTTAATGGTTATTAATTGAATAAAATCTGATGATGTGGTAGCATCATATTCATAAACAGATAAAGATAAATTTATTTCTAAGCGATGAGCACCAGGAGCAGAAAAATTGGAAAACCCCCTGGCATTATCATATAAAGTATTATCTTCTTCAGCGGTAACAATTTTTTCGGATATTTCAAATCCTACTTTTACTGATGGTTTATTGTAGTATTTGTCAACTACTATAATTTGTTTTGAATTATTGACAAAATATCCGTTAACAAAATATACTCCTTCTTCTACTTGTACTGCCGAAGCATATCCCATTGAAGGACTATCAATGGTGTCGGTTTTTTTGGTGTCATAATCAAATATATCTATCGTTGCTGGAAGAACACTTCCGTCAGTTCCAACAACAATTAATGGACTATCAGCAATATCTAATACTTCTAATTCTTCACCTTGTCTAAAATTAGATTCTTCGTTACTATTACCACTATTAATATATTTGACAAACAATATATCAGATTCAGTTTCGCTACCATAAGCATAAGATACTACGGTAGCCGTTACCCCAGAAGAAATACCCGATAACGTAGTTCCAATTAAGTTTTGAATATCATATTTTTGAAATACAATATTACCATTGACATTAACTGCTACTTCTGATACAGAAGATAATTTTACATAATTTAATTTATTGTTAAACGATACTTCACCAGGGACAACTTGTTGCCCCTGTTTATATTGACTTTTTCCAAAATTTTCAATTTGATTCTGTATTACCGACTGGAGAGTAGTTAGCTCTCTACTTTGAATAGAATATCCAGGTCTAAAAAGAACTTTATAATATCCCTTTGAAGCATTAAAGTCGTCATTATACGGCGTTGAATTAAGGTTAATCTTCTGGGGCATTGGAACTCATTCTCTGATAGTATTGTTTGTCTGTAAAATAAATTAAATCAGAATTCAATAACTAATTTAATATCTTCAATTTGGTCAGGAGCTCTTGTGATAAGTCTTCTGTTTTCAATATAAATTAATTCGCCAGAATTGAACTTAACTTCGGGATTAGCCAATCCACCATTTGCTGCGTTTGTTGAATCAACGCCAGTAGCAAATGTAGATCCGAGAAGTGCTCCAGTAAACGCAATCTGAACAGTACCAGAGATACCTGAAGTAGCACCAACGATTGGTTGAGATGCGGTTGCTTTGAACGGAACAACTACTCCATTATGAGTATGTGTTTCGGGAAGTTGAATGTACTTAAGAACACCTGTAGTAGTGCTAGCACTATCTAACGTCCAAGAAACAACTTTACCTTTTGAAATTACTCCACTAATTGTTTGGGTAATTTCTTCATCTGCGATGTAATTTCCTGTTGCAGCAGTAATTTTGATTGCTGATAAAGCAGTACCAGTATCGCTAGCGAAGAAGCTAGTTGATCCAAATACTAAAGGATCTTGCAAAATACCAATTCTACGGAAATCGTTATCTACAGGGAAATCACCTGAACCTTCAGCATAAGTTAGACGAATATTCGCCATAACACGCTTGGAGTTTAATTCCATAACTGGATCTGCACCATATCCACCCTGAGGAGGAATAACAACCTCTACAGATCCTTTAGCAGTAGCTCCAACGGTAGCACCAGTAGACAATCCACTGTTAGTAAACAAGAAACCAGATTTTAAAATGACGTTTGCGTAGGTGTATCCGCTGCCAGCTGCCTCTACAAATGCTCCAGACAATGCTCCACCAGAAGTCGTTGTCAACCTAACCTTTCCTCCTGTACCATCGCCAAGAATGGCAGCATAAAGAGTTGCTGATGTTGGGAGGTTTGCTCCAACATCTTTGAGAATTACAGCACCAATAGCACCATCAACTGCTCCTGATTGAACCGCACTATTTAAAACAACTGGCATAAAGTCAGATGATAGGAATTTGATTACATCATCCGTTGGAATTGTATACAAATATTTCCAAACATAAGAACCAGATGGTTCTGTATAAATTCCACTTGCATATGTGCCTTCTCCAGATGTTGGAGTAGTTGATGGAACATATGTGGAGTTAACGCCAGTAAGATTTGTTGAACTTGTGCCATTAAAAATACAAGCAAATACTTCGTATGTGGTTGTATTCAATACTGCATACTTAGAATCAGTTGAGGCAAGTGAATTTTGAGCCGTTGCTGTTTGTTTTTGAGCAGTGTAATCTGGCATCCACATATCATACTTGATACCAGTTACCCAGTTTATTCTACGAACAACGTGTCTTGCATTAGCAGTATTAACACGCTTATATGCGATCATCTCGTCATATAAATTAAATTTTTCTTCTTGATTGTCAAAATCGGCTAGTGGTGCAGGAATTTCTTCGGTTGCAAAACGATAAACGCCAACCTTTGCTGTTGCGGTAGAAGAACCTCCTGTTATTGTTGCTCCAGCAGTTACGGTGGCAGCAGGAGCAACTCCTGTTAAAAGAAGTGAAGATGTGTATACTTCCGAGACTATGCCAGTAAGTGTACCACTAGAAACACTAACTGATTCTCCAACAGTGAAGTTAGTTGAACTTACTCCATAAATCTCTACGTATGTTTTCCATGGTTGTGGTCTACCAACGAAAAAATACATTCTTGAACGATTTGCGTCTGCATCGCCAGTTCCTTCCGAAAGAGATTCCAGAAATTGCTTTGCATTGAAAATTCTGAACTTTTCAGAAATGATAGCGGCCATTAAAATATCCCCTTAAATGAATAATTTATTTATATTTATAAGACTAAATGGTAGTTATTAGATAACTTCCGATAGAATGTGCTTGGATAACTCCGTTGATTGATCTAGTTAATCCAGTCAGAGATGTTGATGTTTTCCCTGTGTAGGAAATCACTTCATTGTCTATACGTATGTAGCCAGATGCTGGGAACTTCAGTAATGGATTTGCTGAACCCTGCACAGTTAGTGTAGTGCTTGTGGTAGTCATATTGTTATTTAACAATGCGCCAGATTCTGATATTGATGGATATCCAGCGTTCCAATAAACTCCAGATTTCAGATATGCAGTAGGATTTGTATTTTCTAAATCTAATATGGTTAATGAACCATAAGATAGTTCAAATTCTTGTAAATTCATACCACTATTTGAAATAGTTCCAGTATCCATAAACTTCCAAGAATTTAATGTTTGAATATTATTTCCTACATTACCAATATTATATTCACTCAATTCAGAATTTGCTATTTGAGGAGCATTTTCTACATTTATAGTAGAACCACCACGTAAGGTAACTAATGTAATTATAGGATCTAAAGTTAAAATAGTGCCTGAGCGTAATAGAACAAATCCATCTAAAATAAGATTTTCTACATAATAATCAATCAATCCAAATTCATAGAATTTTAATACTTCAAAAATTGATTTAACTACTTTTGGTTGAATAGTTATATCAACAATTGATGTAATATTGGGGGTTGCTGATTTTATAGAAATTGCGTTAATAAATGTCTCTACACTTGATTGAGAAATGTAAATATTAGATACATTTATTACAGAATTTTGATAAATCTGATATTGGCAGACACTTAATATCTCATCACCAACAGAAACAACCTTTGGAGTTGCTATGGTCTGAATTTGCGCCGCAATATTAGATACTGACGCTGATATTATCGAAACATCAAGAGTAGATCTTGTAGCGTATGATATAAAATTATCGTATTCTACTGATATTACAGAATTTTGATAAATTTGATATTGACAGACACTTAATATCTCATCACCAACTGAAACAACCTTTGGAGTTGCTACACGTTGTATTTCGGATGTAATATTAGATACTGACGCAGAACCACTTAAAATCTGACCTATGGAAATAATATCAGAAGTAGTGCCAGCACCTTCTGCTCCAACAGAAACAATAGTAACATTTTCTCTATACTGTCTTAAGAATGCTCCAGCTTCGTGAGTAGTAGCACTAGTGCCATCAACACCTCTAGTAATATTGAAAAAACGATCAGTAAGTTTAGTATTATATCGTAATATTTCATTATCAATCATCAATCTACCAGAAACAGTAAATTTACTTGTATCCGCAATATAAACAATTGTTTCGCTTCTGCTTAGAGAAGATTGTAGATAAGCACCAGTTTCATGTAAAGAAGGATAGACAGGGGTTTGTATCAACTTGAGGAAACTTCTTACATCTAATAAAGTCTCTCTTTTACTATTAATAATAGTAACTTTAGAATCTGTTTCTACTTTTGTGATTGTTGTCGCTATTGATGTAGATACAACACTTGCCAAAGCAGACAATGAAGTAACTTGAAGTACTCCTGGTTGTATATGAACCTCAATAACATTTTTGTTTTGATCAGATGGAATTTTTGGTTTTACTTCAATTTGAATAATAGCAGTAATTACAATGTTACTATTAGCAATAGTAACTGGAACAAATTTTTCAATTATGATAATAGGGGGAGTATTTCCAGAAATTATCTTATCAGATAGAATTTTCAGATCATTTACTAATATTAAAGGACTAAAGAAACTAGTAATAATTCTATGATGAGAATTTTTATTAGATCTTTTAACATAATATCCTCTAGTAATATACACTTTAGGAGCACTAACATAACCAGATCCACCATCAACTAAAACAACATCAATTGGTTCTCCATTGTGAACCACCACATAACCAACAGCTCCACCGCCAGATGCTTGGGATATAATACTACCACCCTCATCTTTTAGTGCCTGTGGTACAAAATTTAATCGCGGAGCATTTTCGTAACTATATCCAGCTGGTCTTGGTAGAATTCCTTTAGTTTCATATCTGATATAATCTTTATTATTCCAAGTTAATGAAGTAACTTTTCCATAAGTTGGTGAGGAAGGATTAGTATCTACATTAGCAATAATATCTAATCCTTCTCCTAACTGAATTCCATTATAATTTGTAGTAGATATTTTTCCAAGATATCCAGTAGTTACATCAGCAGTTTCTCTGTATTCTGTTTTAAATACTTCCGTTGGTATTGATAATATATTTCTATATTCGTCTTCTCCATCAATTTTAATTTTATCTTCTGGATCAAGAGCATTGTAATAATTTGGTAATAATGAAGAACCAATTAACCACCCAGTAGTGGTTTTTTTTAAAATATCTAAAGTATCTTCTGTTTCTTCAAAATATACACCAGAGGAAGGTTGCCCAATTGATATTATTGACGAAGACGGAATAATTAGATCACCTAATCCATCTCCTCTACCATTTATACAATAGATATCTTTATTAGCAACAAACAGTTTATTTTGTGTATCTAAAGTAAGTATAGTAGATGTTCCAACTGGACTAAATTTTTTAATAGTGCCAATAGCAGTATTTGTAGTATAACTATTGCCTTGATAGCAAACAATGTCAGTATACTGTTTAAGTCCTGGATTGGAATTTAATTTGATTTCAATTCTATTCAAATAATCATTATGATCAAAATCAAACATTGTTATGAATCTAGTACTATTTCTGCCATACAAATACATAATATTGATTTTTTGTCCCACTCTCAGTGGTTCCACAAAAGAAATATTAGATCCTCTTATAACATACGATCTTAATCTTTTCTGTAATACTTCTTCAACAAACACCAACAGATTTCTATCCTCATCAACCGCAATAGTTTTCCCAGTTACGGCAGATCTTAGTGTAAATGGACCACTAAATTCTCCATCTATAAACTGTTCATCTAATACTAATCTTTCGTATGCTCCTACATTATAAGCAAAAAATGATTGCTTAGATTTATTTGATGTAATATTTCCAGAAACCTCTTCAAATTTTCTTGGTGGTTCTACAAATACAATTTCATTGGGAGTTGTAGTTCTCCGAATATAATAAGCTCTATCTTTTGGTAGTAATGGAGTAGTTCCAGATCTTTGTAATACTCCATCAATCGCAACAATTAAATTATCTTCACTTGGTAATTGAACTGAAGTGTTATCATCATAAAGTAATTGGAATGAAGTTTTAATATTATCAAATTGAGATGAAATATCTTTAATTTTTTTGAAATTTTGAGTATTTAAAGTAAGATCTTTAAATTTAACCATTCTACCGATTAAATCTTGAGGAGGAGTATCTACACCAGTAATATATGATCTTAAATTATAATCTACAAAATATGCATTTGTATTGACATTGTATCCATCAACAGTAATACTAGAAGTAACGGGTTGCACTCCAAGCAGTTCATTGTTTGTATATGATGGAGATAAAACCGACAACAATTTACCTGTTGGTTCGGCAGTAATATAATTATTGCCATCACTACCAATTCCTTTATCTACTATTTTATAATTACCAGCTGCTGGATTAGATCCTCCAAATGATGGTAGTATAAGTTGTCTCGTTGAAGTTGACGTTGTAAATTCCTGACCAACCACAAAATATGATATATCTAATTGCCCTATTACTGATTTAAATTTTATCTGATAAGAAGATACGGTATTTTTTGCAGTTAATGAATCATTTCCGAAAGATCCTTGAGAAAATCTTGGTCCAAACGGTGCTTCACTGAAGGTTATAGTAGAATCATTAATATTATATGCTTTTTTTGGTTCTTGAATAATACCATCTAAAGAAATTATTAGATTGTTGACATTAGAAACAGGTAATAAAGAATTAGATCCTTTTATTTTCATATTAAATATTTTTGTTCCTGCTCTATTACCTTTATTGTCAATATACCCATCAAATGAAGGATCTAAGTAAAATTCATATGAAATAGTCTCTGCGGTATCAAATGGAGCAACATAAGCAGATCCCTTACCACGAACTTCATTAGCATCTTTAACTTGTACCGTTGATGTTGTGATTATTCTACGTGTGGTTTCTACAGTAACTCTATTTTTTTGCGGATCCCATAATTGAACAAAACTTACTGTTCCCGATTTTACTGGATTTTGTACAAATTCTGCTGATGCTTTGGTGTTAATTTCTACTTCACCAAATACTTTGAACCCAGCTGGGTGAGTAGTTTTCTTAATTAAATTACGCCAAACATCAGTAGGAGTTTTTGATTTAATAGTATAAGAGTAATCTTGATAGAAATAAGAATCTGCAATTCTTTGAGATTCTGAACCTATGTTTGATCTATCAGAAATGTAATATCCCAAATTATCATAGTATGATTTTACATTAGGAGTAAAAATATTAGAAAATACTTTTACAATATTTGCAGTATTATTCTGCGATCTCCCAGTAATAGGCAAATCTAATCTAAAAATTCCTTCAAATGATTGCAAACGCAAAATATTACTGCCTTTTCTCCATCCACCTTTAGATATAATTCCTTTAGCAATCAATACATTATTATTATATTGTACAACTTCTTCTCCATCATAAAATGCTTCTGGTATGAAATTTTTTAGAACTAAAATTTGAGCAGAAGAATATTTTTTAGAAATTGATTGATCTCTATTAAAATTATACCCGTTGTTTATTATTTTAATAGTTTTTGGAGATCCAATATTATCACTAGAAAAATAAGCATTCAAATCAGTTTCTATAATTTTAATTTCTGGTAAATATGAATAATTTTTTCCTTTATTTGTTGTTAGTATAGCTTTGATAGACCCATCGCTATTTTTGATTACAGAAAATTCTGCCAATGATCCATCACCATCTATCAATATTGCTTTTGGTTTTGAGTAATCTTTACCAGCATTAGTAATACTGACTGAATCTATAGTTTTGGTAGTAGAATTCCAATTTGCAATAGCGTTACATTCTAAAGATGCTGATGGTCTAACTCCAATAACAATAGGCAATTGCTTAAATTCTCTACCTGGATTTGAAATTGAAATAGTGTTAATTTTACCGATAGCAGATGTTGAAGTGGTAGTATACGAAATAATACCAGTACCATCATACGGTGCAATTTTATTTAATTCATAAACAAATTTTGTTGGGGTCACATACGTAATATTCTTTATTCCCTGAAGAGGATCTTCAATGATTTTTAAATAAGATTTATCACTTTGAATAATATCATTTTTATCAAAGTAAAAATAATTCGTGTACTTTATTGGTTCTTTTTCTGTGATAGTGGAAGAACCTATAATCAAATCTCCATCAACAATCAAATCTCCATCAACAATCAAATCATCAGGAGAATAAAACGGACCAAAACCAAATTTAACTTCAGTAAAAGATCCTGTTATTCCTGGTTTAAAATTACTTCTTTTAGTTTCCAAAGTGAGAATGTTATAATTTCCACTAGGAGAAAATTCCAGAAAACTTCCAATTAATGTTTCGCTACTAGTATCAAATTTATACAGATAGTAACGTTGAATATCAATTATTGGATTTCTAATCCAATTAGCAGAAAGTGTGTTCTGTAAAGAAAATTCAAATTGATAATTTGCCTCTTCTGTAATTTTATCAATAGATATTACTTTTTTTGGAGATGATTGATCAAAGAATGTAGTATTTAAATTTACTTTATCAATAGTTTCCAGAGAAGACGACAAGTCATATACTAACGTTAAAATTTGCGCTTTTTGATCGTAATTAAATACGACACCAGATCCCAATATATTACCAACAGCATATCCCACCGATAAATTATATTTTGATTGATATAAAGTAACTGGTTGAGTATTATAATGATCTATCGCGGATGTTAGTTGTTGAGCTCTAGATACAGATACTGTTCTCGAATTAGAGTTAATTGTATTTACTTTTAGAACTTCTTTTCCAATTTTGATTAAATCGTTTTCAGACAATCCATCAACTTTGTTTAATTTTAATGTTGTTTCAGAAAAAGAAAATCCAACATGATCAACATCGGCAATAAAAAATTGTGTACTAATAGAAGAATTAAGTCTTTGTAAAGACGTATTGGAGAAAGTTACTACATCTCCCTTTTTATAACCAATTCCTTTGTTGGTTATAAGAACATTTGATACTAAACCTAAAGTTACTGTTACCGTAGCTTTGGCATTACTAATTCCACCTATATTTCCTAAAGCAGCAGCAGAATTAGATGATCCAACTATTCTTCCTTCTATATCTCTACATTTGGTCTGATCACTGAAAATAATTTCAACATTAGTAAATGTTTGACTTCCATTGGATGCATAGTCTGCGCCACTATTTAAAAATCTTAATCTACCAATACCAGTATCAGCTAGTGTAGTTTCAAAAACTGGCGGTTTTAATATTACTTTTTGATAAATTCTTTTCCGCACATAATACGTAGTATCTGTGGTAGCATCTGGAGAAATATCTATATTTACAGAATCTCCCTCTGCTAAATTGTGATTTAAATTGGTAGAAGCAATAGCAATATTATCATTTAATTTGAAAATTTTAATATTTTCACTTAATCTATTTACTTGTGAAATTGCTACTCCAACCGTATCTGTTCGCGTAGAACTAATCAAGAAATAATCACTATCAACTACAAATTCTCCTTGAACTAATTTTACTTTAATATTATTTTTATCTTCAGTAGTTTCTAAAATAATGCCTCGTGCCTTCTCACTAGCAGCAATAGAAGTGGGTGTTGTATTATTTGTTAGTGATATTATTGATCCAGTCTGTGTTGAGGAAATCTGGAAAGAACTAATAGTTCTATTTCTTACGTAGTATAGAGTATTGGCAGTAATACCAGAAAATGTATTGGAAAAAACAATAGTTTCTCCATCTACAAATGGATTTGATGAAACATTCAGTATATTATTGAAAACTTCTTTGATAATGGTTTGTTTTCCATTAGTTAATGTTAAAATAGAATCAGTAGTAAAATTGGAAGATTTATTGACAATTAAATTGTTAACTTTTGTAGATGAATATAATTTATCTGTAAAATTAAAAGATCCGCTTATATTACGTAATACAATATTATTACCGTCAAAAACATCACCAATAATTTGCCCATTAGCATTTGTATTTTCTTGATACAGTGTATCGTTCTTAAACAAATAAGCAGTATTTTCTATTCTAATCTGTGTGGCTTTAGTCTGTCTATTTTCTATAGATGTTACTGGAATTCCTTTTATTGAAGATACTCTAGCAACAATACCACTACCTTCTGTATTAGAGTTATCAACTTCTACTAAATTTGAAACTGAAAAATTATTATGACTATTATATACATCAACCGAAGAAACAGTACCGCTATTAACTTCATTAATGTACGAATATGCTTCTTTTCCGTTGTCGGGAATATTATCAGTACGTAATCTACTTACTATTTTTGGCAAATCATCTTGAGAAATTTGTTTGCCGTAGTTTGAATCCACAGGAATGGAATAAAAAGTATTTCCAATAATATATGGGAATACTGGGTTATCTGATGTATCAACTGTTATAAAATACGCATAAACACCTTGTGGATATTCTGGAGTTACACAAAATCTTCCATTATTTTCATCCAAAGTTCCCAAACGATGATTATACCTATAATCTTCCACAAATGCACCCAAAGGATAGGTGGCAGTCGGTGGACCACTAATTCTATTAAATTTTAATTCATAACTACTCACCATTCTCACAATATTACTGTCATTATCTAATGGGTTAGTATAACCATGAGGACCATAAATTGGATTGCCGTCATATGCGTATCCAAGAATTTTTGAATGCTGTAAAACCGAAACGGTAGATCCATTGGGAAGTAAATTGTCTCCTACAGATATTCTCAACTGTTTTGGGTTAGCTAAGTAAGCATATCCATATCCAAGAGCAGGATTGATATTTTTAAAGAAATATCCATTGCTATCATCTAACTGGTTCTTTAAAAAATAAAATCTATTCTTTTTCCATCTCCTTACAGAAGCTACAGCAGTTGCTCCCTCACCAATTGAAATAATTCTAACATTGACATTTTCTTGTGTGTAAAATTTACCTTCTTTTTCTTTGATAAATCCCGTAATTTTTCCATCATTAGAAATTGTGGTGGAATATTTGGCAAATCTGCCTTTTCCTTCATTATCAGTAATTTCAACTTCTGGAGGAGTGGAGTAATATTCTCCTGCATTTGTTAATTTTAAACTAGTAACTTTTCCTAAAGTTACAACTGCTTCAGCTGTGCCATTTCTACCTGAAGTGATAGTAATAGTGGGTGCTGGAGGAAAATATCCAGTTCCACCATCATCAACAATAATTCCATCTACTACTTCTCCTGTCAAAAATGCTGTTGCTTTTGCTGTCTCAACTCCTAATTTTTCTTCAATTAAAACATATGGTACATCTAAGTATCCTCTTCCTTTTGAAATTAATCCAATTTCAGTTATTCCCCCGAAAACTACATCATTGTTAACACCATCAATTTCAGCATAATCTTTATTTCCATAAAATGGAATACCGTTTACTGCAATTCCCACATCTCTAGTTGAAGTTGCTGTAACTTCAGTGCTTAGAGAAGAAGTTTTTTTAATAATTTTTAGAAATTTTTGATCATCTAAATTTTTATTCCAAGATGATTTGCCAAAATCATGAGATGGAAATCCAGATGAAGTGATATAAAAATATTGATCGTCTTCATATATGGCTGATACATCAGAATTTAATTGACTTATCTTTCCAGTGTATACTGATGGGATTGAAACGGAAGCGGGATTTGATAATGCCTGGTTAATGATCCATCTAGTATTTCCAGTAAAAGTATCATATACGATAGGATCTCTTGTTTCAAATCCTGTTTTAGTTTCTAAAATTCTATCGTTAACAATTGAATATGGTGAAGTGTTATCAATACTTAAGTCGTAAAGAACGCCAAGCACGATTAATCGTACTGTTTGTGTAGTTCCAGTAATATCTTCGTATTGTGATTCTACTGCAGTATAATTGTATACTTTATTGCCTATTGGGTATGCCTGAGGAGTTGCACCTCTACTGTCAATTACAAATTGATTAACATTTTTTGATTTGTAACTAATTTGTTCATTGTTGATTAAAAGTTTTCCAGAAGAAGAATCCCAACCAACCGTTGAAAAAACATCAATAACACTATCTTGTACATCAAGTAGTGTAACTTCCTTTGTTAATTGAGTTTCAGCTGCTACTTTAAATTCTCCTACAATAGTTTCGTCTGCTAATACAATTTCATAAAAGTTATTTCCCAGATCAGTTATATTGTCAACCACAGCAAATGATTTAATTGCATATGGGTCATTATCATCTGCTGATTGAACTATTCTTTGACCAAGAATATTAGAAACATTGCCAGAAAGAACTTTTACTTTTAAAGAGTACTTATTTACCCATTCGCCATTGGAAGCCTTGAATGTATAATCTTTAGGATAGTAAACTGTTGGAACATCATCAGTATCCTGAGATACGATAGAATTAAAAATGAATTTAATTGATTGATCTGTACCCTTTGCTTGGTAAAAATATTTAATATTCTTAATAAGGGTCTTTTTGTCAACAGTCGGTTTTAAATTTTCTTCTGGGAAGGAAGCAAGATATTGATTTTCAAAATTCTTTACAAAAGCATATAAAAATAAATTACTAATGTTCGTTACAATGCTACCAACAGAATAAACCGATGTAGATACTCCTACTTCAGCATAAGGTACTGTTTTATATTCTGAAGAATCGTAAAGATCTCCCAGCTTAGTGGTGGCACTAACATTACGATAACAATTTCTAAAGGCATTGCCTATTCTATTTTGATAGAAGATAACTTCTTCTCCTATCATTACATATCCATTTTTTTCAGGAAAAGAATCGCCATTTTCTACAGTAATGACAACTTCTGCTGTTTCTACTAAAGATACTAATACACTACTTTCTTTTAATAATTTTTTTTCATAAGTATCAATATCTTGATACTTCATCAAGTTGTTAATCAGATCTAATGGTTGCCCAGGTGTCTCCAACTGTTCATAATATTTTTTTACGAACCCAACAAAATTTGGATATTCGCTAGATATGAATTCTGGTAGTTGGTTCTCGACTAGAGTAGAGAAACTTTTTACTTTTCCTGCCATTTACTTCTTACTCTTGAATGATTGTAAATTTACTCTTAGCAACATCAACATCTAAAAACATTTCACGAATAGCATTGATGTCGTTGAATTGTGGTCTTAATCTGACCTCAATTCTGTTATCATCAAAAGAACCTTTAATAATAGTCAAATCGTATATTTTAATTTCACCAGTAACGTAATCAATTTTACCTAAATTTTGATTGAGAACAATTTTAAGACCAGTTTGTGAATCTAATCTATATAAAATCACTTTACCATCACGATCTTCAATATATGAGGTAAAATTGGGAAATTCTTGAACTACAAATCCAGTACTTGATAAAGCTAATTCATCTGTGTCATAATCAAAAGAATTATTAAAACAAAGTTCATAATATGTCTTATTATTTAACGAAGGATAAAAATCCTTTCTCATAATAACTTGAGTTAAGTTTGAACGAATGGATTTGTCTGTACTGTCAATTGCGCTACCAAATCTACTATATCTAAATTTACCTCCAAATTTCTCGGTATCTGAATTTTTAATATAACTTTCTATGTTTTTGATAACTAATGAACGAATAGCATCAGGTGATTTATTTGTTAACGAAGATTGATAATAAATTTTGCTATTTAATTCAATATATAAAATTGATGGGTCTATAATTTTAGCGGTAACTGAACCAACAGCAAATTTTTTAATTTCAGTCTGTATTTGTCTTTTTGTAAAACTTGTTAACTTAGCAGCGTTTGATGGTTTGATAACTATCTTAACAATACCATATTCTGGTGGATTTGATTCTTCTCCACCATAAGAATAGATGTCAGCAATAGCGGGATAAATTCTTCTACAAATAGATTGATAGTCTTCTGAAGTTACTGCTCTATTTTGAGTGCCAAACATGGCAGGAGCATTTCTCTTAATAGCATCAATACTTTCAATTGAAGCTCCTCCTGTTGAAGGAGAATTTACACTAATAACAATAGACGAAATACTGAATAGAGCACCATTTTCATCTTCTACTGTTCCATTAAAAGTAAATGCTCTAGCAGAATTAGTAATATCCCCAGCAGTAACAATATAACTTACCTCAATATATTGACCTGGAGTTAGTTTTTTACCAAGCACTCCATCTCCAAATGTTACTCTATAATTTTCATCTTCTACTTCTGTAACAAAAAATACTTGAGATTTTGAATTTATTGTTAAAATATTTTCTGATTGTGTGTAAATTTCAAAATTTGATGCTGCGGAACTTGGTGATATACGTACCTTAATAGTAGAAACATCAATACCACTGTTATTTAATATAATCTCTGGATCTGTTGCACCAACAGTATGGTATGACTTGATCAGTGTGCCTTCATATGCTTTAAGATTTTCAAAAACTGCTTGGTTATTATTAACAAGTGCCTTTACATCATCTTGTAAAATGTATTGGTATAACGTATTGTCAATTGTAGAAATAAATCCACTACCTCTTCTAAAAACTAACGCATTGACGCTATTCCCACTCGTTAGATTAATCGTGCAGTTAACATCAGCAACTGGTGCTGTAGACGAACGAGGAGAGTATCCTAATTGCTTAGCGATAGAAACTACATTGTCTCTAAGAGTTGCTGTATTTAAAAACATCTCATTCGCAACCATATTGGTATTGAATGAAGTGTAATAAGTGTTATAAGCTAATAAATCAAGTAAATTATTGATTACCGAACCTTCAAAATCATAATCAGTAAAATCCGAATTCGCCCTCAAATAATCGCGGAGCGAATTCCGAATATTAAAGTAGTCTAATTCTGTTAACTGATTATACGCCATTGTTTATGCCGCCGTGCTCCCTAAGAAAAAATTTAAATTTTGTACGTTTTCGGGCACTCCAATGATAGTATAAGAAATAATAACATCAAAACCATTATTATCTTCGTCTATTTCAACTTCAACATCTTGTAACCTAACTCTAGGTTCAAATGATTTAATAGTATATTCAATTTCACTTCTAATTGACCCAGCAGTAATGAAGTTTAGTGGTTCAAAGAGAAGACCAGAAACGCTACATCCGATGTTTGGGTTGAAAAATCTTTCGCCAGGTTTGGTCAATATCAGATTATAAACAGAACCCTTAATAGCAGCATCATTTTTAGTCACCAACAGATCGTCGGTGACTGGATGTTTATCAAATGTTATGCTTAGATCCTTAAAGGACTTACTGATGGGCATAAAATTGGTCTATTTATAAAGTTATTTATGCTTGATATGACGGAGATTTACACCATCCATTCAACATAATCATCAAATCCATCTTTGCCACCACAGAATTTTGAAAGTCTATCACTTGGAGGTGAAGATGTCTTTTTCCTTGTCGGAGTTAGGGAGTCATAATCAGTTACGAGCTTTGTAGTGCCCCAATTTTCCTTCATATACTCAATATCGCGGTCTACTTTGTGTTTTGCCATCTGTTTTTCTCCTGTAGGGTAAAACAGAACTTTTTACGGGGTTGCTATCCCGAATTTTTCACAATATTGTAATCTTCATCTAAAATTTCTCGTAACATTTCGTCACTCCAATGTCTATAATACTCAGAGTTGCGTAAAATTTTACGATGCTTACGTAATTTTTCACGATTTTGCATTAAAATCAGATTATACTTACCATTATTAGTCTGAATGCCATTAATATATGTATTATACTCGCAATGGTCTTCCAAAAATACGTATTCGTCGTACATATTATTGTAAAAGCTTACCCAGTATTGGACATCTTGCAAACTAAAGTATTCTGGAACGACATAAAAAATGACATCATACCCAGAAATAGGTACGATGTCTTCTGTAGAACTGTCAATGATTAAAATTTTTGCGGTAGAAGCATAGGGGCAGACAGCAAACCCTCGCAATTCTGGGCGGATCTCAGAACAACGAATAATCCATTCTCTGATATATGCTTCTATCTCTGTCATCCTTGCCCACGATAACGCTGTTTACGCCCATTACGACTAGACGCAGAAAGTTTCGTGTTCTTTGAACGTCCTTGTGCAGTCATCTTTGGTTTGCTGGCAGCATAACCCGTATTCGTTAATGATCCTTTTGATTTTGCCATAAAAAATTT